TGGGAGAACGGGGGGTGGGAACCTTATCCAACTCTATGAAGTTTTTTGAAAGGGGGGATAGAAAATGAAGAAGATAAAAAGAGATCAAGTAATAAAAAATATTGATGAAATAATTCCATACATAAATAATCCGAGAGACAACGAACCTGCAGTAGATGCAGTAGCAAGTTCAATTAAAAACTTTGGATTCAACCAGCCAATAGCAATTGATTCTAAGAATGAAATAATAGCAGGTCATACGAGGTATAAAGCAGCTAAAAAACTAGATTTAAAAGAAGTTCCCTGCGTAATTATAGATGACTTAACAGATGAAGAAGTAAGAGCTTATAGATTAGCCGACAATAAGGTTGCAGAAAAAGCTACTTGGAACAAAGAACTATTAGCAGAAGAACTTGCAGGTCTAGGGAACCTGGATGTGACACTATTTGGATTTGATGAATCAGATTTCAAAGATGATTTTCAGGAAGATGACTTTGATATTGAAGAAGAGCTAGGGAAAATTGATGAGCCAGCAAGCAAATTAGGAGATATTTTTGAGCTAGGTGACCATATTTTAATGTGTGGAGATAGCACTAAGCTAGAAGATATTAATAAAATAGCAAGGCCAGGAGAAATTGACCTAGTTATTACAGATCCACCTTATAATGTGGAGTATGAAGGCAAAAAGAAAAAAAGAGAGAAAATAAAGAACGACAGCATGGAAGAAGACGAGTTTTCAAAGTTCTTAAAAGAAGTTTTTGCCAATATTAAAGAATTATTGAAACCAGGCGGAGCATTTTATGTTTGGCATGCAGATAGAAGCAGATATATTTTTTCTAAAGCTTTAAGGGATGCTGGACTTGAAGAAAGGCAAAACTTAATTTGGATAAAAAACAACATAACCTTTGGAAGGTCTGATTATCAGTGGAAGCATGAACCTTGCTTATATGGGTGGAAGGAAGGGGCAGCACATTATTTTATAGCAGATTTTACAAACACTTCAGTTTATGATGATGTGCCTAATTTAGCGAGAATGAATAAAAATGAACTAAAAGAGTATGCCAAAAAATTGTTAGAAATCATTGAAGATGGAACAACAATAATGAGAGAGGATAAACCTTTAACGAGCCCTTTACATCCAACAATGAAGCCAATTACTTTAATAGCAAAACAAATAAAAAATTCAAGCAAAAAGGGAGAACTTGTCCTAGATCTATTTGGTGGAAGTGGCACAACACTTATTGCAGCGGAACAAACTGGAAGAAAATCAAGAATTATTGAATTGGATCCAATTTATGTAGATGTAATAATTGCCAGATGGGAAAAATTTACAGGTCAAAAAGCTAGAAAGATAAATTAGGATTATAAGAGGAGGTGATGAAGTGGAAAAAATGAAGGATGAAAAAGCTTATAAGAGAGACATAAACCGAATGATGAAACA